TATTACCTAGTATCAGACCTAGTATAACGGTTGTTGTACTACCTGCTACAGTGTAGATAACATCTGCTGACGTTACTCCTGCCTTTGTCACCACTTTAAATGTATTTGCCATATCTTTCTCCTATATCAACCCAAGGCGATGGCTAATGCCGTGGCTTCGTTAGCTATTACTGTATTTAAGGCTGTGCCGTTTACAGTTATTGCGTCTGCTTCAAGTGTGCCGTCTATATCAGCATCTCCACTAATGTCTAAACTTGTAGCATCGACTTCACCTGCTACGGTGAGTACACCACTAGCGACTGTCATTAAGTCTGTATCACCAGTGTGTCCAATGGTTGACCCATTGATTATTACGTTATCTACTGTGAGGGTAGTTAGTGTTCCAAGTGATGTTACGTTTGCTTGAGCTGCAGTTTGTAGTGTACCAGATAATTGTGTTGCTGTCAACCTTCCTGTGCTAGGATTGTACGTTAAATCACCATCTGACTCTAATCCTATGTTACCACCATCTACATCACCACCTGATGTAAATACAATAGCATTGTCTTCGTTTGTGCTTTCGTTGTCACTAATAGTTACTGTTGTTGCTACGGCTGCAGTTGTTGCATTTGCTACTGTTACACCTGCAATCACAGTGTTCAGTGCTGTGCCGTTGACTGTGATGGCATCAGCTTCTAGTGTCCCATCAATATCTGCATTACCACTGATATCAAGAGTAGTAGCATCAAGCTCTCCTGCTACTGTAACAACACCGTTTGAAAGAGTAATTAAATCTGTGTCATCCGTATGACCAATAGTTGTGCCGTTTATAAGAACGTCATCAATGTCAAGTGACCCACCTGTAATAAGACCTGTAGTTGTTATTGTTGAAGAACCAGTGTCTATCGTTCCAAAGCCACTTGTTATAGAACCACTATTCAATGCACCGACAGTAGTTACATTAGAGAGTGTATCTAAGGCTGACTCAAAATATGTTTCAAAATCAGTCAGGGCAACTTGCTTCATTGTCCCTGCATCATTTACAACAACTCTATCAGCGTCTGCCAATGTTGTTGATGTGGCAGATGTGTCACCATCCATGATGTTAAGTTCAGCTGCTGTTGCGTCAACTGCTGCCAACTTTGTAAAGTCAGCTTGTACTAATCCTGATACACCGTCAAGTAAGTTTAGCTCTGTAGCTGTAGATGTTACGTTTGTGCCACCAATGTCTAATGTAGTTACAGATATTTCTCCTGCTACTGTAACGACACCATTTGCTACTGTGATTAAGTCAGTGTCATCTGTATGTCCTATTGTAGAACCATTGATAACAACATCGTCTATATCAAGTGAGCCACCTGTAATTAACCCTGTGGTTGTTATCGTAGATGAGCCTGTATCTATTGTGCCAAAACCAGAGGTAATGCTACCTGAGTTTAAAGCACCTACAGTTGTTACGTTTGATAATGTATCTAGTGCTGATTCAAAGTAAGTCTCAAAGTCCGTGAGAGCTACCTGCTTCATTGTTCCTGCATCGTTGACTACAACTCTGTCAGCATCTGCAAGTGTAGTAGATGTAGCAGAGGTATCTCCATCAATGATGTTAAGCTCTGCAGCTGTAGCTGATATGGCTGTACCGTTAAAATCAATAGCGTCTAGGTAAGCAGTGCCATTGATATATATGTCTTTCCATTGTTGACTAGAAGAACCTAAGTCATACGTATTATCTGTATTTGGTATAATAGCACTGTTAACGTCTGCACCAAAAACAACATTATCTGTGGCAGCGTCACCAAGAGTCATAGTGCCACCGTTGAATGTAGTTGTGCCTGTAACAGTAAGGTTGCCACCTATACCTAAGTTACCTGAGATGTCAGCATTACCATTGATGTCAATAGTTGTTGCAGCTATCTGTACTTCTGTGTCAGCTACAATGTCAAGCTGTCCATCTGTGCTAGAGTTAAGATATATAGCTGTATCACGGAACTGTATCTTTTCTGTGGACGCTACAAGTATATCATCACTAAACTCAAAGTAGTCTTCGTCTTCCATCCACTTGAGTACACCGTCTGATGTTTCTCCATCAAAGGTTACTGTGATGTCTGTACCTGCAGTACCATCTCCTAGTGTAAGAGATGTTCCAAGCATCTTAGTTATAGGACCACCTTCGTTGGCTGTACCATCATGCGTATGCCCACTACTAGCTTGGAAGGCTGCTAATAACTGATTAAACTCGTCATTAGTGTGGGCTGCTGTGATAACATCACCGTCAGAGTATGAAGATTGTCTTGTATATGTATTTCCCATTTACCTTCTTGCTCCTACTTGATATTCTAATTGAAAACCTTTTAGTGAATATGGTGCTGTTTCTCCACCATCATTTACTCTTAGTGCTACAGCAAATCCTGATCCTTCTACAGATTGTCTAAACAGTGGCTGTGATGCACCACCGTATGTACCAACTACAGAAGAGGATGTGCCATATGTTGATGTTCCATATATGGCTGCAATATCTTGTGAGTCTAACTCATATGCACTAGGTCGTGCTGAGTCTTTAGATTCATAATCATATCGCAAAAATAAATCTGCATCTATAGATGACTCAGGTTTAAAGTTTACAACCACACGTTGCATGTGCTTTCGTATACCTGCGTCACCAAATGTCATGTCAGGACTTCTATACTTTGCTAGTATAGCTGTGCCATCAAAAGTGTTGCCTTGCTCTTGTCTATAAACATAACCATTAGCATAATCACCATGTAAAACTATAACATTACCTGCTGATACAAAGCTGTCTGTTGATGCAGGTTTTATACCTCGTAGTTCTGAAAACTCAAACGTTTGTCCTTTTAGAACACAAGCTATACCCTTTGTAGAATTTTGTCCTGTGCCGTCTTTAGTAAAAAATATTCTATACTGTGATCTATCTGGTATTACCACACTTTGAAACTCAGATGCACTTGATAAGTTTTCATCAAATATAGATTGTACATTAGAGCTAATTGTGCCAAGTTCAACGTCACCAATTCTTGCTGTACCTGCAACTGTTCTAAGACCATCAGGTCCTAAGAATATTAAGTCACCTGCAAATTCTTGTATTGTATCACCGTTTATACATCCAATGTCTCTTGTAATAGCAGACACAGCAAAGTCACTAGAACTACTGCCACTGAGTTTAAATATTCTATTTTCACAAAAAACAAATAAGTTATCACGAAAAACTTTTAGACCTGTTATAGTATCATCTACTTTTATACTTCCTGAACCAGTGCCAGTATTAAAATCATCTTCATCAAATGGTGTACTAAATATTAATGTTTGTGGTGTACTAGACTTACCTGCATAAAACATGTGGTTTTTAAATGCTGTTACAAACTTAGAACCTGATACTGAACTCTCACTTACATCCGTTGCTGACATTGCCGTGTTAAATACAGTAGGAGCATTTGCACCATCTACTACTATTAGTTTGCTGTTACCATCAAAGTTAAATCTTTCAAAGGCATATGTTCCTGCACTTGTTCTACCAGTGTCTCGTTCTGTCCAACTAGAACCACCTGCTGTAGCACTAAATATCTTTTCACCTCTAGCTGCAACTACCAAATCACCAAATGTTGCTACCATCAAAACTTTTTCACTAGCAGAACTTGTTTGTGGTACGACAGCATTTACATATTTACTGAACCCATTTATTCTTCTGTAACCACCTTCTATATCAGGCTCAAAGTTCTGTAATTCTAATGCTTCTCCGGGTTGCATCATAAATGTAGAACGATTTAAAACTAACCCACCTTGGCAGTTAAAAGCTGTGGGTTGTACTTGTGACAGATCAGGCATATTACATTACTCTTGGATTTAAATCTAATACTTGACTTGGTGTTCTTGGTATATATGTAGATCTTATATATTCATATTTGTTTACTAACAGCGACTGCATATTTTTAATACCCTGCTCAAATCGTGCAAAGTTAAGTTGATACTGTGCAGTCTCTCCTCTATACTGATACACAAAAGCTGTAGCACCGTCCACTATAACTGCATCAAAACGTGCAGGTATACTTGTTGTGTCTCCATGTGCTGATAGATCTGTTGGAAAAGTGTAATAATCAAATTTTATAGAATATGACTTATTAGGATAAGGGTGTAAAAGATAATTGTTGTCTGGAGATCTAGCCACATTTCTAGGAACTCCTCCTTGGTCAAAC